GTATGCTAAGGGAGGTGTTGTATTAGACGTTCCTAAAGTTCCTGAAGAACCCGATGAGCGTATAGATAAAATGACAGGACTGCCTTATAACGAACAGGCGGGTACTGCTTTCATTGATGAAGAAGATCGTCAAGGTTTTGCTTTGGGCGGGAAGATCGCACAAAAAGTTGGTAAACCTATAAGTGATTTTTTAAGGAAGGCTTTAGTAAGTGAAGAACCTTTGGATAAGATAGCTAATCCAAAATATTTCAACTTAGATGAAGACGCTTTCTATGGACTGACCACAGCAGTAGAAGAAACAAAAGTTAAGTTTGATTTGGACAAGGTAACTGATCCAGATGACTATCAGTTTGATGAAGCCAATGATTATTTAACTGAAGTGTACCGCGAAATAACTGGGGAATCACCAGCAGAAGCCCCATTAGGACGTATACTTGATTATGAAGAGGCAGTAACAGAACCTTATATTAGACGGACAAAGCAGGGTGAAGAAATTCTCAATCCTAAAGTTGAGTCTATAAGAGAAGATATGTATCTGCTAGAACTAGAGGCTAAAAACAATCCTGAAATTATGGATATGGTAGATGAAGTTTTTGGTGATATGCCACAGGGTACTAGTTTAGAATATACCCCGCCTGTCGTAAGTGAAGCATCTAGAAATAAAAGTAGGAAGGCGTTTACCGAAAGGTCTGATAAAAAAGAACCTGTCTATAGAGCAACCAGTTCGGGACAAGATACTGAATTTGATATTGCAATAGCAGGTTCTGATGAAATAGGTATGCATGTAGGGTCTTCAGGCTCATCTCATATCATAGCTAGACAGGCTATGTATGATAAAATGGACGCACCAGATTTTCTAGCGCAGCAATTTACCAAAAAAGAAACAGATAGATTCTTTAAAGATCAGTCGGATGTAGCCAGAACCGAACCATTTATTAACCCAATAGCTATGCAAAAAGGATATATACAGGTTCGTAATCCGCTTGAATTAGAGGATATTGGTCGTTGGGATGTTTATACTAGGTTAGGTGATCCTCGCGAAAAAACTAAAACTATGCGGGCTATAGTTGCACAGTCTGCTAGGCTGACTAATATGTCAGATGAAAAAAGAAAAGAAGCTTTATCTGGTTTGGAACGTCTGGCTAAAGATGTTTTAGATGCTAATATATATGGACAGCCTACTGATCCAGTAGATAGATTAAAAGTATGGGCATTCTCTAAAAGATTTAGAGAAGAGTTAGAAAAGCTGGGATTTGATTCTATAAAGTATAAGAATGAGGTTGAACTTTCTGCCCCCGGAGAAGACCCCTATTCTTATATATTGTTCAAGCCGAATCAGTTTAAAACTTTCAATGCTTCATTGTTTGATATAAATGATCCAAGAAGTAACTATGTTGAAGGCGGTAAAATAGCTAAGTCTATTTTCCAATCTATTGCTAACAAGCTGAGAAAGGGGGCTGACGTAGCAGGTACACAGGCCACTCGTTTCTTTGGCATGACACCGGAAGATATCCAGTGGGCTAAATCACTCGGCATGAAATACGGTCAGCGAGAAGAGATGGACGGGCGGGGAGACGCAGCACGACATCTTGCTTTAGGTTGGTTGGCTAAAAATTCTAAACGCCCAGAGACAGCTAAGTTCTTTATCAATGCTAGAGAAGTTATATCCAACGTCCCTGAACGGGAGATGGATCAGTTCAACAACAACCTTGGGTTTGCTATGGATGCCCGGGATAGGGCTGAAGCAGAGGAGCGTATAACCAAACTGATAGATGAGCAGCAAGCCCGCTATATGACTCCCGCCCAAAGTCAGGAGTTACATGGTTATAAGCATGGCGGTAAGGTCATGAAGGCGTGTAGCAAATGAAGTACTTCACAGAAGATGAACTGAAATGCTCTCACTGCGGGGAGCATGAACGCTGAGTTCATGCAGAAAGTAGAAAAGCTGCGTGAGGAGTTAGGGTTTCCCTTTCCCGTTACCAGCGCATACCGCTGCCCGGAACATCCAATAGAAGCTAAAAAATCTACTCCGGGCGCACATGCTAGTGGTCGTGCAATAGATATAGGCGTAACCCATGAGAACGCCTATAAGCTAGTACAGGCTGCTCTCAATTCCGGGTTTACTGGTATAGGTATTAACCAGAAAGGCTCAGGCCGTTTCATCCACATCGATGATCTAGATGAAGGCATTCGTCCTACAGTCTGGAGTTATTAAACGCACATATCTCATCTTCAAGATATTTGTGCAACCCTTCCAACTTTAATTCAGCCTCGCTAATTGCTTTATAAATTAGCGGGGCATCTTCTTTTTTAAACACTTTATTTATTTTATCTTTAGGCAGCATACTCATTTCTGTTATCAGGTCACCCTGCAAATTAATAAGTAACTTAAAAGATATTAGATTCCCTTCCATACCACATTCTCCTGCTTACCACGCAGTCCTGCTTTCATGTAGGCTGTTGCCCTACCTTCAAAAAAGTTCTGGTGTTCAACGCCAAGCACATCATCCAACCAGTGCAGCGGGTTGTCCTTAACCTTGTAGTTGGGCTTGAGACCCAGCTGTAGCAGTCTACGGTCAGCTATATAATGAACATAATCACCCATTTCTGATCGGGTTAATCCTCGGATATCCCCCATCTCAAACACCAAATCCAAGAACTTCTGCTCCAACCTGACCATGTCCCGGCATGCCTGATAGATTTCTTTCTTGAAATCATCTGTCCAAATATCCAGATTCTCCTGAATAAACTCCCGGAACAGGCGGGTCATCGCTTCTACATGCAGAGACTCATCTTTGATACTGTAACTAACTATCTGGCCCATGCCCTTCATACGCCCAAAGCGGGGGAAGTTTAGCAGGATAACAAAGCTGCTGAACAACTGTAGCCCCTCGGTGAAGGCACTGTACACGGCTAGGTTCTTAGCAATTGAACCTTTGTCCTTCACTGATATGCGTAGGCTGTTGACATACTCATGCTTGTCGGACATCTCCTCGTACTCAGCAAAGGCTTTGTATTCTATCTCGGGCATACCTACCGTATCCAACAACAGGCTGTAGGCGTGTTGATGAATAGACTCCATGTTGGCGAATGCGCCCATCATCATCCGGGCTTCCGGCTTCTTGAAGATGCGCATGTAGCGGTCAATGTAACCACTACCTACATCCACATCTGACTGAGTGAACAGCCTGAATATCTGCGTCAGGAGGTTCTTCTCCTCGTTACTCATGTCCTGCCAATCCTTAACATCATTGTGCAGGGGTACATCCTCTGGGAACCAGTGCATCTGGTTCTGCTGGAAGTAGTAGTCAAACATCCACGGGTAGTCAAAAGGCTTGTAGTAATCTCTAGTGCTAAGTAAACTCATTCGTTATCTCCTTCTTTGTAATTTTAGACATTGCCTTTTTCGTCACTATAATGAAATTGTCCAAACTCTTCCCAATATTCTTTGTGGCACTTACGTTCATGATAGCAGTTGAAACATGTGCCAGTAAGATCATCAAACTCTGGTGTCTCACAGATATCCAGCTTTTCCATATATCCCCAAGAATTGGGACTGCATTTGCATTCCATAACTATTTACCTTGGCCCCGGTATTTTTTGTGCGAAGCCTTTTGATATTTACTCATCGTACTACGTTTGATATTACCTCGTCCGATGGACGTACCTTTTACGCCCTTGCCTTCTTTTATAAGTTTGTTAGCTTCTTTAATTGTATTCTTACCCATTGTAACTAACCTTCACAACTTAAACAAACACCCAGATCAATGCGGGGAATCTTAATGTTAACATTCTCTGCTGACCTAGCAGCATCAGACCGCAGGTAGTACAGCGACTTCAGCTTCTTGGCCCCGGCCCAGTGTACATCATTCACATATTGAAGATACTCATCGTGAACCTGCTGTGGTTCCGTGGCTTTAGGCGGGACAAAGAATAGGTTAACACTCTGGCTCTGGCAGATATAATCCTGACGCTGATGTGCATGTTCAATAATCCATATCTGGTTTATCTCGGGGGCAGTTTTAAATATCTCTTTCTGATCCTCGGTAAAGATATCCATGTGTTGAATAGACCCGCCGTGGGCCGAAATATCCCGCCAAATTTCATCACGTTTTTTCTGGCTACCCGGGAACATCTCAAAGATTAAATCGTCTAAGTATTTATTCTTGACCTTAAAGCTGCCCGACAGGGTTTTATGTGTGTACACATTAGCCCGGAACGGTTCAATAGAGGGGCTTGTACCGCCACATATAATTGAACTGGAGGCGTTAGGAGCCACCGCCATGAGATGTGCGTTGCGCCTGTTGCTACCGCTTACATCGGGAGCCTCCCCTCTTGCAGCAGCCAGCTGTTCTGTGGCCTCAACTGCCTTAGTCTTAATGTTATTGAATGCCCTGTGGTTGAATGCCGTGGCGTACATGCTTTCAAACGGGATGTGGTGTGCCTGAAGATAGGTATGAAATCCCATCGCTCCTAAGCCCACAGAACGCTCCCTGTAGGCAGAATAAGCTGCCTTTGTGTAGCCCTCCATACCCGGCTTAACGTAACTTTTAAATCGTTTAAAGTTAGCTGTGTACCCACCCAAGTTGTTAGTGTCCACGATAGCTGCAATGAAATGCTCTAGCACGTTATCCAGCATTGTGATCAGGTCGGGGATGAAGTTGTCGTCATCGCTCCACTGGTCATAGTATTCTAAGTTAACACTAGACAGGCAGCAGACAGCTGTCCTTTCCTCGTTGGTTGCTAGGGTTATCTCAGAGCAAAGATTACTTTGCTTTATTTGAATCCCTAAGTCTTTCTGTTGTTTGGGCAGGGCTGCATTGCAGGTATCAATGTTAACAATGTAAGGCTCCCCGGTTTCTGCCCGGGTGTTAATGATCTGAAACCACAAATCACGGGCCGATACGGTCTTAACCGCAGTGTTGCTCTTGGGGTCTATCAACCTCCATTCGCTGTCATTCTCTACGGCATCCAAGAAATCGTTAGTCAGGTTAACTGCGTTGTGCAAGTTGAGGCACTTGCGGTTGATGTCCCCGCCAGTAGTTTTACGCATGGCTATAAACTCTTCTATCTCTGGATGACTGATATCCATGTAAGCAGCGTAGCTACCCCGCCGTGTAACGCCTTGGTTGAAGGCCAGCATCTGGCTGTCTACAACGTGCATGAAAGGGATGGAACCAGTAGACTTACTACCGTGAGTAGTATCCACACCATTACTCCGCACATGGCCCCAATAACCGCCGATCCCTCCACCTGTGCTTGCCAGCCATATGTTTTCATCATAATGAGCAGAAAGACCGTGGCGGGAATCAGGAACAAAATTAAGAAAGCAGCTGATAGGTAGGCCACGGCTAGTTCCCCCGTTACTAAGGATAGGAGTGCTAAACATGAACCACATATTACTAGCATAGGTATAAAGTCGCTGTGCAAGACCGAAATCAGTAACCCCTTTGTACGTTGCCCCGTATACAGCAGCCCTAGCAAAAGCTTCTTGAGCATGAGTTTCTCCTTCCCAGAAATATCTATCTTTCAATGTCGCAATTGCAAAAGCATCCAGTAAAGCTTCCTTGTCGTAATCTATTTTTAATCCTAGATATTCTTGCACACCTAATTTGTCATTACTCACGGCACAATTCCTTCCTTGATAATTGTGGACATCATACGCTTTTCATACCATTCAGCCTTGCGTAAGTCTTCAATTCCATTTTTGTATCTGAACCTCCAGCGATACTTCAAGCTGTTGCCCCGGCAGTAGCCTATAAATTCCTCGGGCGAAAGCATTGCGCGGATAGCATCAATACATTCAATATTGCCTTGGTTATAATGGGCGGGAGAGTTAACAATATCATGTTGCTTTTCTGCCCTCAGTTTCTGTCCTACTGCATACCACTCTTCTGGTGTTGCGTTATCAATAGACATTAGTCTGTCTCCTTATTTTCATCAAAGTACTCGTTTACAAAACTCTCGCTCTTGCGATATTCCATATCAACCCATTCATCCGGCAGGGTGTACTCGCTGTACCATTTAAATCCATTTGATTCAGCCCACTCAGAGTGGCTCCGTTTTGTGCCATCCTTTCTACGTTTAGCTTGTGGCATCGGAGCAGCAGGATTGGCAAATAAAAATACTAACTCATAATCCCGGGGCAATGCTTTCTGAATCCAGATATATTTACTGTACTCTGCAAAGTCCCAGAACCTACCCTTGGCCTCTATGAGATAGGTTACACGCCCTATTTTCTTAACAAAGTCTGGATGATACTTATGGTTTACGGTGTAGTCTAGAATTTTACTGTGGTGTTTCCAGCCTTTCAGCAGCCCAGTATGTAATTCAGATTCCCAAATTGAATCGTAGTTAGCCGGGACATTCTTTTGTACTGGACGCTCCCGCCTTTTCTTACGAAGTCCATTTCTAATTTTGGCCTTCAATGTATTACAACCTCTTCCCTGTTTATTAATTCTATTTCTATTAGTTCATATAAATGCATTAATGTGTCATCACTAAGATACACATTCTTATTATGCTTATATATCTCTAACCCAATGATCATGAGCAACTCATTAAGATGATCGTTTTCTTCGTTCATTCTTTTTGATCTGCTTTATGGCCCACCTAAAAGAATATGGAGCCACTGTATATTTTCCTTGAAGAAGGAAGTGCGTCTGTGTTGACAGCTTACTTAAGATAGTATCAATAGTGATACTAGACTGATCTTCTTTCCCAAGCTGCCCACGCAGCCAGTCTACAAGTTCTAGCTTGGCTAGTTTCCTTATCCGTTTTGCTTGTCTGCCGTTCATAAAACTTCCTCAACATTCGGGGCAACAACAACCTCTGTCAGGTACACTAAACCTTTAGCGTACTTAAACGCCCTCAACCCCCGCCCATCATTGGCATCAGCATAGCAATCATACTTATAGTTGCAGTAGGAGCAGTTCTTAGAAATCTTTTGGTTGCCTTTCGCGCCTTCATCTTCAATCGGGTAACACCTTGCGGGCGGTGAGTCGGATACTATTATATCTTTAACTGACTTAATCCTGTCTTCAATGTTAGGCTTGTCCAAGTCCTCTGGAATGAATAAACACAGTTCTCCGCTTTCCTTGTTGATAACAAGGAACCCACCAGAGTTAGTGCCTTCAGCAGCCTCGTAACCCGCAAGCTGACCTAGATATCCAAAGGGGTCGTTCTCTGCCAGAGTTCCGTATTTAAATTTACTAAATGAAAAACTGGAAGCAGTCTTAACATCCACTACCTCACCATCTATTTTACAATCTATATGTCCTTGGATACCATCAACAGTAACTTCTTTCTGTTGATCGGAAACGGCGTGGCCTGAAAGCTTGACCAGCAGTAGTACCAGTTCTTCAAGCATATGCCCATACAAAAATTTAATCATTAAACTTGGTGACATGCCCCCATCTTTAGCTTCAGCCCGGGAGTCGTACCACAGCTGGCGCATAGGTCTACCTACGTTAGACATTCTTAAAGTAAAGTTTGAGTTTCTTTCAGCGGGTCTTGCCCAACTAATGAAAGCCTGTTTCATTGATTCACCAAATTCTTCAATGAGTTCATCTGATACATCTATAGGGTTACCCTCTGTCAGAGGTTTTAGCGTGGCGTATATGTCTTCTATTAATGTATCAATTGTTTTCGGCATTATCTATTACCTGATTGAGTGTATTTAATGCATCGGAAACACTTAGTTTAAACCATTCATTTCTAGAACGAAACTTCTTTTTTTTAAGTTCTTCATGAAAAAGTTTTTCTACAAGCGGTGCGTCTGACACGGCTATTGAATATTCAATTTTATAATCTCTGTGCGGAGACCCGGTTTGAAAAGCATTAAGTCTATCCGGCACTGACATAGCACGGCCTATCTTCAGCCAGCTTTCCCAAGCGGGATTTGATATTAAATAAACATTACCTTCCTGTATTTTTTTATTTTTATAGTATTCATTAAATACTAC